ATGTAAACAAAGGAAGATCAATAGTTTCAGTATTGCCATCCATACTAATATTAATGACAAAATCCTCCATTACCGGATATAAAAATTCTTCTACAATTTTTGGAAGTCTATGAATTTCATCAATAAATAGAACTGATCTTGGTGCGATACCGTTAAGATATGGCAGTAAATTTTTAATACTCCGCAGATTTGCTGCATTAGCAGTATATAAATTCACATTTAATTCATTGGCAATAGCACTAGCAATAGTAGTTTTACCAAGGCCAGGAGGCCCGTCAATTAAAACATGGGGCAAAATACCATTATCTTCTCTGCATCCAGCAACACAGATTTTTAGTCTATCAATAACTCCACCCTGACCAATAATTTCATTAAACGATGTGGGACGTACAATTGATGCCATTTTATTTCTCCAATTTGTTTTCTTTGATCCAAAATACAAAATCGTCTACTTCATTATCGTATGCTGTCTCTACTAAACCTTTGCTAACCAATCCTCTCAATATGTTGCTTACCATTCTATCATTTAGAGATGCTATTATTGAATGATAAAGATCATTGTTCATAATATATCTAATTTGTTTTGTCTTTTTATTCTTTTGTTTTTTCAAAAACCCCAGAATAATAATTTTAGCTTCATCAAAAGACAACACAGAGTCTAGTTCTTCTTCGTCTGTTTTGTTTATCTCAATATCAACGTCAGAATCATTATTCCCATCCCCAAAATGGTTAAACACCAATGCTCTTGATGAATTTATTAGACCATCTAAGTTTTTTACCACAAACCAACCATCATTTATAAAATCCATGATATATCCTAGTTAAGTATTTCGTAAAGTCCTTTATAATATTTTGGCTGACGTAAAAAATGGTCAGCATTAGACTGTAAATGTAGCACATATTCGTTGTGTAATTTATCTGCTATAAAATGTTGTTTTTTCCATACTCCTTCATTCCAATAGTTGTTCCCCAAATACAGGGAGGATGATTCCGCCGCTGTATTGGAGAACCAACTATTCACAGGTAACGAAATCGGAGAAAACCCATTTGGAAGTAATGGAGCATTGTAAGGCGGTATGTTATTTAATACATCCTCTATAATGTCTTTACTTATCCATTTATATTCTATTTTATTCAACAGACTATCCATATATTTCTTGATCCATTCAGTATCAATCTGAAAATAGAACTTATAAGGATCGTCAGGAATGTCATCGTTGTAATCTTTATTCATATTATTATAAGTTAGTGGGAGGGAATCGAACCCTCTCACATAGCGTTTGTTAAGTTTATCAACCAGAGGCTATGATCTTAGTCTCCAGACTCCACATAAATTTATTTATCGGTTATAACCGTCCATAAAATTATCTTCTTCTTCATCATCCTCATCCGCATAGTATTCATCGTCAATTTCTTCCTCTTCATCATTCCAGCCCCAATCATAATCATTATCGTAATCATCCTCATCGTCATAATTATCGACAACACCATCCTCCAGACTAGCATCATAAAGAGGCTTGAGAAGTTCGCCTTGATACTCTCCGACTACTTCATATCGGCAAGTGCGAAGTTTCTCACAATTACAATCAGTAGGAACACTCACAACATCACGAGGATTAATCTTAACGATAACAATCCTATCGCCAGCATCAACATTCCCATAACTAGCAACATAATTCAATGCACCAGCATGGAGTCCATCAGAACAACCTCGACTACGATTATCGTCAACCTTTGCTCGTCGCATTTCAACAACCTTACCAACACTGTTGTCAAATGTACCACGATACTTGTCCTTAAAATCATTCCTTACTGCCTTATAGGCAAGGAAATACCCATCTTCAGTAATAGGCAGATACTCATGCTCAAGAAAGTCATAAAGTTCCTGCTGACTCTGCATACTAGGATTTGTCATAAGATTATTCAGAAAGTTAACAAGAGGCTGAAAAGGTAGACCCTTGCTCATAAACTCCAGAATACGCTTGCTAATACTACCATGAACTTCTTCACCATCATAAAGCACCTTGCCTTCCTTGATCTCAACAAGACCATCACTAAAAGAGGCAACAGCCTTTTGAATATCAACAATTTCCAGCAGTTCTTCCTCTGTAGCAGTGGGCAACTGCTCCAGAATCATACGATAATTAATATGATCTGGAAGAACCTGATAACTCTTATTGTTAAGAACAAGAGTCAAATTACCATCAACAAAAAGAAACGGAACAGCCATAATTATATCTCCTAAGTTACCTGTGAAATTTACTTAATAAGACTACTCAATTGAATCTTGAACAACTCAACACTATCCTTATCCATCTTCTCAATCCAAACATTGTTTCGGTCGCCATAACCATAATAATTATCAGCAAACTGTCGAATAGGATTCTTGGTGTTATCCAAATCTCTCAGGTTGCCGTTTATCTGGTTGCTTCCCATAATATACTTCAACATCGGGTTCTTGTCAACCTCCACTTTAAGAATTTTCCTCAGTTCTGATGACTTTGCGAACCTTTTATTGGTTGACTTGACACTGCTCTTGAATAGATCAAGATATTCTTGGGCATCGTTTTCAGAATAGAGGGCATTTCTGATCTGACTAACCAGTCCGTTATATTGAACATTCTTTTTCTTCAAGTCCTTGCTATCAAGACTATTGATACCAAGATTATCAAGAAGATTATCAATATGAGAAAAATAATCGGTCTGAGAAAATCTCTTTAGGTCATAGGTTCCTCTGTGCATAGTATCAGCAAAGAATTCCATTATCAAATAACTGTCAATAATATTCACAAGTTCAGTATTCTTGATATAGTTCTTATACTCAAGACCAAAAATACTAAGCATGTGACAGCAAAATTGATCAATTAGATTACCACTACGATAATAGTAGTTATCTTCTTTTTCAGTACGATCAGCATACTCTTTCTTGTAAAATTCTACGACAGCATTATATTCGTTAGTATCATTAAAATAAGTTTTGATCTCATTTCGCAGAATATCCTTGAACCAAACATTAAAGTCGATAAGGTTATATCCCTCGTCCTTTAGTTTAGACACAAAGTTATTCTTGATAGCATAAATCTTTACATCTCCAAACAGATCCTTGAGAATATCGCTCTGAAAAAGACTACGAATATGTTCAATGGCTGGAAAACCAGATGTACTAGCATAACGCAACATTGGAACATAAATAATATCCTCACTATCTGTAAACTCATCAAGTTCATCACTAGTAAGAGTTCGCAGACTCAAAGCATCATTATATTCGATACTCAGTTTACCAGAATCTTTAGATTCACCAGTAACAAAGAATACATCTTGATCGCTAACACTGCCCTTAGAACCCTTATTACCACTCTTACGAGGAGTGTTGCTCTTAATCAGATCCTTATAGTCGCTGACTTTGAGAATATTATGACTACCAACATCAGTAATCAATTGATCAAAACCTTCATCAGACTTTGACAAATCCTTAGTGTCGATCATCAAGTATGCAAAGCAATCCTTCTCATTACAATAACGAGTAACAATCTTTTTAGCAGTTTCTTCGCTCTTAACATCACAAACAAAGAAAGTCAATGGGCCTGTTTTACGCTGACTAGCATAATAGTAATAATCAGTCTTTCCGGTAAGAGTAGCATGATGAATTTTGTCTGTAAGATAAACCATGCGACGAGAACGATAGCCAGATGTACGATAATTAAAAACGTACAGTGCCTTACCAGCAGACAGTTTATATTCGATATCTTCGCCACTATTAATAGTGTGCTTCTTGCCCTTAGAGTCAGTCCATGATGCACCAACACCCCAACCTCCAGCAAGATCATTCATAGTATAATATGAAGTGATTGCTTCAATCTTGGTCTTTGCCTGCTGAATCTTCTTACTAAATTCATCTTTCATCTCAAGATAAATATCCTGAGTCTTTTCACGAAGAGCCTTGATAACACTCTTAGTATACTGCAAACCTTCGCGGCTTACATCCATTTCAAGTTCGCCAATACCAAAATCAAGTTCAAGATAAAGACCCTGGTTCAGAATTTCTGTAACAAAACTCTTCCAAGAGTCAATATCCGCCTTAGCAAATGTGCGGTTCCATCGCTGAATATTCTCATTAACTTCAGCCTTTTGTTCGCCAACAATCTGATTGGTCTGAACAGGGTAGGCGATATTTCCCATAATAGCCACTACTCCACTATCAACCTTATGATAACTATTAGGAAACATATTGCTATTAGGATTAAGACGACAAACTCGCCATCCATCCCCATTAATTACAACAATCTTATTGCTATAAGAATGATCCTTAAACATATTGGTATTGTAGTTATAAACACCAACACCACCTTCGATAATAGGCTTCATCTTAAAATAATGAAAGATACGAATAGCCTTTTGGGCAAACTCGCCAAAATCATGCTGTTTAACAGCAAAACTAATCTCAAGACCATTAGGTTCAGAAGTATCGCTGACACTAAACAGATTTAGAGTAGGAACACCACTATCATCAATAGCAGCAACATAAGTATACTTCTTGCCTTCAAAATAAGAACTAGTAGTAAAACTCTTGCTATAAGCAAAAGGACTCTTAGATCCTAGACCAAGACAACCAACAAAATCATTGCTGTCATTCTTATTAGAAGCACCGTATGTTGTATAAAGGTTCTCCATATCAGTCTGACTAAGGCCAGTACCATAATCACGAACAATAAAGTTCGGATTAGCCGAATTGGGCAGGACTACCTTAAAAGGATTGGGATTTCCCGCACTAATATGAGAGTCATAAGCATTAGTAGACAGTTCCCGAATAACTGCCATAACCTTATCGGAATAAAGAGAGTCCGAAAGGATCTTAAACATTTTGCTAGTTTGAGCGATGGTGAAACCAGATTCGCTACGAACACCAGCACTATGCGTTTCAATAACACGATCTGCCAACTTCATTTTTATTCTCCAAATCCTGTGAATCGTTCCTGTGATACTGCCATCATACCATACGTTATCGGCTTGTCAACTCACGTTTCTTTAGATTGTATGGCAACCCATCCTAAATATGCTGTAAGCAAACCAAAAAATCGTAAAAAATTTACTGGAAGAAAGAACCAATACAGACCAATTCCTATGCTAAACAAACCCATAAACCATATAATTGACCTAGGTATATAATCTGATTTACTTAGCAGCCATGTTGCTGGCCCTAATAAAATTACAAATAAAAGCATTAAACTCACTAATAATGCTAGACTAGCCATTTAAATCAGACTCATCATTTTCATCATAAGAATTCCAATCTTCTGATTGTTCTGGAACCCAACCTTCATTATATGAATTTTCTTCTTCTTCGTCTTC